TGTGATATTTTCCTCGCCCAAATAAATATTATCAACTCCATTTCTTTCATCGGTTATGCTTGCGCTGCCGCCGCCAAATCCATCCGCCGGGCTTGCTACAATTATATAATTTCCGGGCGTAATATTGTCGGTCATGATGCACGGATTACTGCCACAAATATTTAAATATGGATTTAAAGCGACGTACATTATTCCGGTGTCGTAATTATAAACGAGTAAATTAAAATCTGGATTGCTTTGATCAACTGAATTGAAAGCGTCGATAGGGGAAAAAGCGTCGCCGGTGTAGAAAATATTTTTATTTAAAATCTGAATATAATTCGGATCGATGTCTGCTTGACAAAAATGACCAAAAATTAAAGCAGAGAAAACTAAAATTAAACAGCAAAAATATTTTTTCATTTGGTATTTTTTTTAATAATCAATAAAATTCTTTTCGTAATATCCCACATAGCGGCGGCGAAAATGATGATAAGAAAAATAATAATAAGCGGCATCAAATCGCAATGCGAAACATGATAGCCAGAAACAACGCCAGCCGCTGTGTAGTCGGTAGTCGTTGCCACGATATAATGATCTGATATTGTCGATAGGTTAAGCATATTTTGATGCGGCGCTCATATGGCCGCATTATAGCGCACTTTGTGCATATCGTCAAATTTGCGATGCACAAATTAAAAAAAAAGTAAAGTGAACAAAAAAATACAGCCCCCCCGTGCCTGCGAGAGCTGCACCGGGGATTGGTGGAAGCTATCCCCGAGAGAAAAAAAAGCTATAAAAATTTGGCGAATTTTTTTCAAATTGTGAGCGGTTTTTCACCGCCAGCTGGTTTGGATCACTACCTGTCGTGCCATACGCCAGCATATTGCCACAATTCGGGGGGGGTGTTCTGACTTTTAGATATTTTCGGCGCCGCGACAGCCGCCTACTTAATCTAAAAAGCCAGAGCACTATCCCCGAATTTTAGCCTGAGCGCTCTATTTTTTGCCTAACCACGAGAGCTCGATCCTGGTTTTACTTTTCCCACTGCGACGACCATTCCGCATAACTTTTTATTATGTCTGGAATCTTCTCCGCTTCGACATGCAATATATCATTGATATGGTGGTTTATCTTTTGCGGACTCTGCCGGACTGGATTAATTCGCGGTTGACCATTCTGACTGTCCACCGTTTTTTTACGAATTCCGTCCAGATCATGAATTTTTCCGTTTTTAATTTTTCGAACGTGTTGTATAGCGTTTTTGTCCATAGCTTTGAAATAAAGTAATTAGTCGGGCGCCCGACATTTTTAAATAGCACCTGTGTGCCTTCGTTATCGAAACGCTGCAATTTTCGCTGCACGCTGATCCAGTGAATAAGCGGTAATTTTGTTTGATCAACCGGAAAGCGCATCACAGTGCGGCAATGATAGACTTCGGAAATGTGGCGGCGCAGTGTGATGTCGATGAGCATTAAATTTTGAGTGTCGCCGATTAGATTTAGGCGGCTGTGCCGATGCTCGGAAAGTAGATCACGGAACATGCCCGGCAAAGAGTGCCAGCTTTCGGCGCTCAATAATTTTTGCAGCTCGGGAAAAAGGATCAGCGCATTGTCGGCGCCGTAAAGATCTGAGAGTTGATAAAAACGGGTGATGCGTTCATTCTCGGGTGAAAAAAGCAGCTCGTTGTATGCCAAAATTTCAGTCCCGGACTGCCATGCCGGATAACCGAATTTGTGAACCATAAACCATGTTTTTCCGGCGCCGTGCAGTCCGGTAATTGCTATAATCATTCTTTATTGAAAATTGATTTAAAAAAAGATTCTCTAAATTTTTTAGAAAAAATACAAAAAAATGCCATTGCGATTAATGTTGCACACCACATTGAAAAAATAAAATCAAAAATCAAATTTAAATATTGGAAAATCATTTGCAAAACAAAGCATTGATCATGCCGCCGGGTGCGTCTACAATTTTTTTCATAATTTTATTTTTTTCGGGTTATGCCGATCTAATAATTCAATGCTCGTGTCAATTATTGAAATGCCGTCTTGATGCATTGCTGTTAAGCAAAGATGGCAAACTTTAATCTGATCATCGCTTGAAATATGCATTTTATGGCCGCAGCGTGGGCAATCAGTTCTGCAAAAAATCCAGCTTAATTTGTTCATAAATTTTTTTATTATAAAATTATTTCGGTTGCCGATTTAGCCGTAGTGAACACGTGAAAAAACACGTTTTTTGTTCACAAGTTCTTCCGCTAATTACGACCGGCAACCGAAATAATTTTAACCTCTAAATAATTTTAAGCGAAACGACCGGGAAAAAATAACAAACGGCAAAATCAAAATTATCAGTCCACAAAGAGCGAGCAGCGCGCCCCAAAAATCAGCCATTGGGATCCATGGATTGAGCCAATACGAATAATTGCCGAGGAGCGAAAAACCGCGTTCGACTTTCGGCGGCCAGAGTGTCCAATTCGGCAAAATAAAATTCACGATATTGAGCAATAGGCCGATGAGAGATAAAATTGCACTTGGAATCATATAGGCATAATTAGCCGCCACAAAATAAAAAGTGTCGGGATTACTAAAAGCACGAACCAAATCAAAATGCTTTCGAAGCGGCGGAATTTTTGAAAGCCATAACTCGTGATCGTCGTTGACGATGCAAGGTTAAAATTTTTCGAAATATATTGATGCGTAGTGCTCGAAAATACCGGAACCGATATATTGCCCGGCGCCAGCGCTTGCGTGCCGGTAGCCATGATTTTAAAATCATCATAGGCTTTCGTGAACGGCGCCAGCGGAAAATTTGCCGTTAGGCCGTTAAATTGACCTATAACATAGCTGATGCTGTCCGGCGTGGGTTTTACCATAAAGCAGCCAAATTTGTATAAGGCGCACTGAAAATTTTGGAAATTCAAGATGCTGGTTGATGTTGCCAGTCCGGCGCACGGGTATTGACAAAAATAGTCCAAATTATAATTCAAATTTGTGCGCGCAGCGCAAATGTTATTGGCGACTATATCGATCGGGATCGTTCCGGTAGCGATTGGATTATCAAAAAAATATGTTAGCAATGAATTTGAATATATGATACTGACTGTCGATGATCCGTAAGGGGTTGACGGCAAAATATTGACGACTTGCGATGTGCTGCTTGATAGATCTAAAATTCCACCATTCGACCAATTGCCATTGATAGCGTAAAAAATATAGCGAGGCGTGGTAGATCCGATTCCTGACCACCCGAGCTGTGCCGGCATAAAAATCGGACTGCCGCAATTTCCGTCACAGCACTGCCAAAAACTGCTGACGCCGATGCCAACACTATCGAGCGTAGCCGGAGTGTATGGATTAGGCGTGTCGGTAAAAACAAAATCATCAAATTGAAATTCATCTCCGGAATTTGTAGTCATCATTAATTTCATTTCATTAATTCCGGTGAACGGCGCCACTGTCGGTGTATAGGCAATAGATCCGCTATCAATTTGGCAATCGAATGAAAGATTGGATGAGTTCCAATTAATCGTAAATTTTTTATAACCAGATGTGTCTATTTTTCCAACGTATGTTGTATTACAATAAGCGTCGTCATTTGCCTCGATGCTGATAACCATTGCCGGGCTTTCGTTGTATCCTAAAAATATTTGTTCAATTATTGATGATCCCGTGGTTAAAAATTGATTATAACCCTTCTTAATATAAAAACTAAGCTGTCCAATGCTCAAAGTATTATTAAAATAATATTGCTCAGAAATTCCACCATTGCCGCCAGACTGAAATAAAAAATTATTTCCAGCATGTGCTTGAAAGCAATTGTTGCCTTGCCATTGAAAATAATTATAATATGGCGGTGACCACCCCCCCCACGAATTTAACCAATTTCCGCAATTAACCGGATTTCCTAACATGCCACAATATCCATTTTGTCCGCCAGTGCAATTTTCAAAATTTTGCGTTTCAGTGTAGGCAAAAACCGGATGCGAGAAAAGCGACGCGCAAAATAGAAAACAGCCGATGCCCAATACCTGCCAAATCAAATGGCGCGATTGTAGCGCCTTGAATTTTGTTGAAATACTAAAAAAAGCCGTCCCCGAGCGAGGATAGCTTTTTTTATTATCGCTGCACAAATAAATTTTATTTGTTGCCAGCTCCCGTGAACATGGCTTTGCCTTTGGCATACAAGAAGCCGATGATTCCGACCACGACGACGATCGCGATCACGACCGGGATCCAATTGGTGATTGCGTAAGTCAACAACTGGGTGAATAAATTGGCGATGCCGTTAACTCCGGCATTCAAGATCGCGGATGATGTGGCGTTCATGTTTTTTTAGTCGATCACTCGATCGATATATTAATTAATTAACTATCAAATCCGCAGCGCGATTGCCAGCGAAGAAATAGCGTAAATAATGCTAAGTCCAAAAATTAATGTGTCCATATTTTTCGAGTCGTGCCCCACAGAAAGGCGATCAAAATTAACAGGACAAGTGCAGCTGCCCAGCATTCCAAAACAGCGACCATTGCAGCTTGCATTGTTATCATATCACTTGGCTTGTTTTCCGTAAAGCCCCCGACTATTGCCGGCGTAGTCGAGGCCGGCGCCGGTGGATTTTCGTCAAGGACTGTGATATTTTCCTCGCCCAAATATGTATTATCAACACCATTCCTTGCATCGGTTATGTTAATACTTCCGCCGCTATAACCCTCTTTCGGACTGACAACAACAATATAATTTCCGGGTGGTAAAGAATCGGTCATTATACAAGGACTGCTGATGCAAAATTGCAAATAAGAATTTAAAGAGCCAAACATTATCCCAGTGTCGTAATAATAAACCAGCAAATAAAAATCTGGATTTCCCTGATCAACTGAATTGAAAGCGTCAATAGGGGAAAAAGCGTCGCCTGTATAGAAAATATTTTTATTTA